GTTCCCGGAGCTGCCATGGGCGAAGCCGTTGGAGTAGGCCTGGTCAAACTCCTGCCAGGGCCAGCGGCCGGCGCGGCTCACGGTGCGCTTGTAGGCCTCCACGTCCGGCCCGTTGGAGCTGGGCTGCTTGCCATGCTTGTTCGCGTCAGGGGGGTAGAGAGGGCGGGGGAAGCCATCCACCTTGACCATCGGGCCTCCCTTGTAGGCCTGCTCCCACCACTCGGCCATGCCGCGAGCGTAGCGGCTGAGGGGTCAGCTCGTCCAGAAGCTCGCCTCTCAGGGCCAGCTCAGCCCAGGTCTGCTCATACCTGGGAGATGCTGCCTGGGGCTCAGCCGTTCGTATACGAGGCCCCTGAGGGCAAAAGAAGGGGCAGGCCTTGTGGGCCTGCCCTCTCTGGAGGTGCTATGCCGTCAGTCCGGCGAAGTCTACGCCTCCTCAGCCTCCTCTGAGCCCTCCTCCTCGCTGGCCTCTCCCTCCTCGCCGGCCTCCTCCTCCTCAGGCTCGGGCTCTGCGACCGGCTCGCTCTGAGTCTCGCTCACCTGCTCCTCCTTCTGTCGGCTCCACCTGTTGCGGAGCATCCGCCATCTTGCCGTTAGACCCACCTTCCTGCCCTCCCTCGTTGGCCCTGACTATCTCAGCCTGGAGAGCCTGGACTAGCTCAGCGAACTGCTCCGGGGTGTAGATGACTGCGGGCTCCCCGACCTGCTCCCCCACGATCCTGTCCTCGTCATCGCGCTGGAGCACCACCGGCCTGACCACCAGCTTGACCAGCTCCAGCCTCACGATGATGCCGCCAGCGGGTCGGGTGCGCGGGCATCCCCCTCCAGGGGCGGAACGTGGGGCATCTCAGCCAGGGACTCCTCAGGCGGCGGGTAGGCCTGGCCGAAGGAGGCTGGGGCATCCGCACTGGCGCAGGTGGCTGAGCAATAGACGTGGGCCACCATCGGCCCCAGGCCGTGCAGCTCGGTCTGCACGAACAGCCAGCCCGTCCGGTCGTTAGGGTCAAGGTCGTTGCCTGGGCAGGCCGGGTTGTCGCAGGCGATGGTGTGGCTGACTGCACTGTCGATGGGCATGAGCCCGCCTCCTTAGCTGGTGTAGATCGGGCAGTAGCCCAGGAAGGTCTTGTTTTGGTTGTAGACGGGAAACTTGTAGGGCTGGGCTCCCCCGACTGAGCCTGAGACTGCCGACTGGAGGCAGAGGGCTCCTCCCACGTACCAGTTGTTCGTGCCCAGGCCTCCTGCCTCTACGCGGAGGATGCTGGTGTCCAGGGCGGTGCCCCAGAAGACGCAAGCGCGGCCACTCCCGTCGCCGCCTAGGGCGACCTGCTGATTGACCTGCCCATCGGAGGAGTAGATCGCCTGATTGACGTGGAGGTAGTCCTTGACCTGGATGTTCGCAGACGATGACTTCCACATCATCGTGGTGTTGTCTGAGCCGAATAGGAGCGAGTTGCCGCCGCCTGACTGGTCTACCCTGAGGTTGCCGGCCACCTCCAGGACAGGTGCCACCCGCAGGAAGGCTCCTGCGGCTGGGCGGTAGGCGAACACGGTGAGGTCGGCTCCCCAGTAGTAGGCTGCCTCCCCTGAGCCAGTCGCCCCCATTGCGGTGAAGCGGGCCGCATCGGTGTACCAGGCGTAGACTGCCGAGGTGGCGCGGAAGCTGCCTGTCAGGCCTAGCCCCGTGAACGGTGAGGTGATGCGCTGGAGGTTGACATCGGTGGCGTTCGCCCCACCTGCTCCCCAGAACATCGCCCCGTTGCCGTTGAGCTGGAAGGCGGGGTTGGCATCTCCAGCGAGGAGCAGATTCTTGATGATGCGGGTGGCTGCCACCACCACCGTGTCGGTGGGCAGGAGGGCAGTGTCCACTGCCGCAGCGAGCTTCTGCATATCGCTCGGGACATCGGCCGGGTCGGTCGCGGCGGGGTAGGGCAGGGCGTGGCCGGCAGTGGCAGGCATGGGGCCTCCTCTCAGCCTGGCTGGTTCGTGGCCAGGGCGGCGTAGTCTCGGAAGGTCGTCTTGACCACCTGGTAGGTGGCGTTGGTGTCCTTGACGTTCTGGTAGTCCTGCATCTGGGCGGCGTGGTAGTGCAGGACGATGCCGCCAGGCTTCTGAGCCAGGAGAGCTGACAGGGTGAGGGCAGGGTCAGGAGTCTCGGTGGCGTAGGAGTAGGCAGTCAGGTGGTAGGCCACCTCGGGCTTCTGCGGGTCACCCCAGGCTGCCCCGTCCCGCTCGCGGAAGATGAGTCGCTGGCTGCCTGTCAGGGTGGCCCTGGCCCCTTCGATCATGGAGGCGGCAGTCCCTCGCTTCCAGCCTGAGGTGCCAGCCACCCAGGCCCTCTGGTCTGCATCGCTGAGCCCGATGGGGATGCGGGCTCCGACGAACTGGCCCAGCCAGGGCAGGGCCACGTCCGGGCACCGCTCCAAGTCCATCAGCCCTGACCAGCCTGGCCCCTCTGGGGAGTCCCGCATCAGGTCGTCTAGGAGCTGGTACATCTGGCCGATGGCGTTGCAGTAGATGAGCAGAGCCCAGCCCACTGAGGGGTCTTGGCTGGCGACCGGGGCCAGGGCCACGTAGAGGCGTTCTGCGAAGCTCTCGGGGGTCAGGTCAGCCGGGGGTGGGATGCCTGAGTCGAGCTGGCCCACCTGGCTGAGGCTCCGTCCACTCCTGAGGGCAGCCAGGGTGCCGTCCCTCACGAAGCCTCCCCAGTGGCAGTGATGGTGCCAGGCCTGGGCAGCGGGGCCACCCCTGGGAGCACCACGTCAGCGGTGCCCTGGGTGCCTCCAGTGGGGCCGAAGGTGAGGCTGACCACGTACCTGACCCCATCCACCCGGTTGACCACATCCGTCAGCTCCAGGTAGCGCACCGTCTGGTCATTCCACCAGGACACTGCTGAGGTGTCGCCGTAGGGTGGCCGGCCCCACTGGCCTGGCTGGAGGTAGGCCTCCAGGGCTGCCTGGACAGAGCTGGCCACGGTGTCAGGCAGGTAGCCAGGCCAGACCGTGAAGGTGCAGGCCACGTCGATGCTGGTGTAGGTGGGGTCGATGATGAAGGCCAGGAAGTTGACTTCCCGCTGGGACTGGAGCAGGTCATCAGCCTGCTGCTTGATGTCAGGCGGGACAGGCTCCCCCTGGTCATCAGTGACCACCACCGTGACGCACCTGGGGCAGTCAGTCTCCCCGGTGTCAGGGTTGTAGAGGTCGATGGCGGTGGCCCTGGCGATCTGGGGGATGGAGCGCTGGACGAGGATGGCGAAGTCCTGAGGGAGGATCGGCCTGGGGCTCAGGAGCGTCAGGAGGTCGGAGAGCCTGTCCAGGTAGGCATCCGCAGTCTCAGGGTCTTGGCCTCCGGTGGTGGGGGAGTCCAGGGTCACTGAGTCGATGAAGTCCAGGGTGTCGAGCATCGCCACATCCCCGGTGATGCCTGAGGCGGCGGCTCCTGCCTCCAGGGCTCGTATCTCGACTCCTGCGGTCACGGTCTGCCCTGCTGGGATGGTGAAGTCGTAGACCACCTGGAAGGCGTAGGTGTCGCTCCCAGCCGGTGGGGTGATGCCGACCAGGCTGCCGGCATTGACCTGGTAGCCCTTGGTGTCGATGGCCGTCCAGGTGGTGTAGCCGGTGGCCTGGATGGCGGGGTAGGGCGGGAGCCCCATGATGGACTCCCCGAAGAACTGGAAGATCGCATCGGGCACCAGGGCTGCCAGCTCCCGCAGCTCTGAGGCGATCTGGGCCAGCGATTCGATGACCCAGGCCTCCAGGTTGCCTGGTGAGGGGAGCCAGCCTTCCACCTGGGCCTCCAGGTAGGCGTAGGCCTCATCGGCCAGCTCCACTGGCTCCGTTTCGATGGGGATGTCGATGTAGCCCATGGTCTACTCCTGGGTGCGAAGGCTCACGGTGGTCTGGACGTGGGCGATGAGGGCGTCCAGCTCATCAGGCTGGCTGGAGAAGGCGGTGAGGGCTCTGGGCTCCCAAAACTCCACCGTGCGCCTCATCACGTCGGTGTCTACGAAGGGGCTCTGGAAGGTGGGATCGGGGAGCCCGAACTCGGGCAGCTCCACCCGGTAGCCCTGGGGGCAGAGCAGGGTGACCAGGACGCAATCGGCTATCTCGTCTAGGGAGTCCTGCTCGGTCACCGCCGCCTGGGGGTTGGCGAAGCGGAAGGGGTAGGAGAAGTGTGGGGTGTCGATCATCAGCCTGCCTTGAGCTGGGCGTAGGTGGGTGCCAGGGGCATCACCCTGGCGAAGGCTGCCCCTGGCCAGGCTCCTGCTGCCTTCGGCCCCCAGAGGCGGTTGGTGGTGGTGTCCAGAAGGATCGTGCCGTCCACTCCATCACCAGCGACAGGTGCTCCTGCCTTGGCCATGAAGGTGGAGGCTCCTGAGGGGCCTGCTGGCCCCTGAGGCCCCTGGGCTCCGGTGGCTCCTGTCGCCCCCTGGGGGCCTTGGCTTCCAGTGGCCCCGGTCGGCCCCTGGGCTCCAGTGTTGCCCTGGGGGCCTTGGGCTCCAGTGTCTCCCTTCGGCCCCTTGATGTTGCCCTGGAGCGTCCAGGTGGAGGCTGCGGTCTTCTTGTAGAAGTCGCCGGCTGCGGAGTCCAGGTAGAAGTCTCCGACCACCCCGGTGGCCCCTGGTGGGGCTCCTGAGCCTGTCCACCAGACTGAGCCGGGTGTCCCGGCAGGCCCCTGGGCTCCGGTGTTGCCGGTTGGGCCTTGAGGCCCCTGGGCTCCTGTCGCCCCAGTGTCACCCTTCGGCCCCTGGGCTCCCGTCGCCCCAGTGGCTCCTGGGTCACCCTTGGGGCCTTGAGGGCCAGTCAGACCAGTGGGGCCTTGGGGGCCTTGGGCTCCGGTGGCCCCGGTGTCTCCCTTGGGGCCTTGGGCACCTGTCGCCCCGGTCGCTCCTGGGTCACCCTTCGGCCCCTGCGGGCCGGTCGGGCCTGGGACGGTGGAGTCTGCCCCTGCAGGGCCGGTCGGGCCTTGGGGGCCTTGAGCCCCGGTGGCTCCGGTGTTGCCCTGAGGCCCCTGGGGGCCTGCTGGCCCCACATCACCCTTCGGCCCCTGGAGGCCTACTGGCCCCTGGGGGCCTTGGGGGCCTGTCGGGCCTGCGGGGCCTTCTGGCCCCTCGGGGCCTTCCGGGCCTGGAGGGCCTGGCTGCCCGGTGGACTCCACCGGGGCCAGCACCATCACCCAGGGTGTCTCTCGCTCATCGAACAGGACGAGGCAGTCATCGCCTCGGAGCGGCAGAGCAGTGCTGGGTGACCAGGGGCATGGCCCCCACTGGACGCGGGAGCCATCGTAGGCTGGCACCGTCACGTAGAGGTCATCGTCCACGGTCGGCGGGGTGTTGGCCACCGTGCCTCTGACCACCGTGGGGCCGGCAGTGGGAGTGGGCCTCAGCACCTCATCCAGGTCTGGCACCTAGGTGCCCTCCCAGTGTCTCGCCGTGAACGAGTTGAGGTAGTGCATCTCGGGATTCAAGCCAGCCCCGTCCCACGACTTCCCCCAGAAGCCAGTGCCGAAGTGCTGGTCGCCAGGCTTGCCAACATCGTGGAAGACGATGAAGGCGTGGCCGGTGTGCACCCCTGGCCTTGTCCAGACGGTGAGGTGCTGGCCCTGGCCTGGCTGGCCCCAGTTCATCAGCATGTTGGAGTCCCAGCCGGGTGAGAGGAGCTGGAGGCCCAGACCTGCTGAGGCCAGCACTGCCGAGACTGCCCCTGAGCAGTCGTAGCCGATGCTGGAGCTGCCCTGGCCGTGGTCTGGCACCCCGGCATGGGCATGGCCCCCGCCCCAGACGTAGGGGTAGTGCTTGGCCGTGATCGCCTGGGCTGCCTGGTAGGCCTGGTCTACCTGGCTGCCGGCCTGGGCTCCTGCGGCCACCCCTGCCTTGGTGGTGACCGCCCCGCCCGTGCTCATGCTGACCTGGGTGGTGTCGTTGGCAGGCTCGGGCAGAGGAGCCATCGGCTTGCGGCAGGTGATGGTGGCGGTGGCATCGAACAGGCCTCGGCTGACCGTGGCCACCAGGTAGCGCCCCTGGGCTGGCCCCATCAGGTCGCTCAGCTCCACCACCGTGCCTGGAGCTGCCGCCCACCTGTCAGCCCTGGCGGTGATGCTCACCTCATGGACAGGCTTGCCGGTGTCCAGGTCGAAGTCGATGCCCAGGACTCCCTGGGAGTCCTCGTCCAGGAGGTAGCGAGGCTTGGCCTTGAGGAGGTCAGTCTCGCTGGTGAAGTAGACCACCCCGCCTGAGATGAAGCAGCGCCACTGCACCTCCTGGGCGAGCCGTTGCAGGCACGTCCAGGAGTCTTCCTTGGTGCCATCGGTGCCACCTCTGCGGAACTGGTACGGCAGGGCCTTGGTGATGCTCCTGGTGGAGGCGGTCACCCCTGAGCCGTTGTAGGCCTTGACCCAGGCCAGGGCCTCAGCCTGTCTCTGGTCGTAGGCGGTCGGGGTGCCTGAGCCCTGGACGGCCTGGGCGATCCGGCCTGCTGAGGCGTTCGGGTACTTCCTGGCCTTGGTGATGGCCCCGCCTGAGCCCAGCTCCGGGTCGTCATAGAAGCCTCGGGTTAGGAAGGCGTTGGCGCACTGGGCAGGGTCGCGGTTGTCGATGCTCATGCCCTGGGCGGTGGATGTCCTGACCTGGAGCACCCCCAGCGAGTCCCTGTCGCCGTAGTTGAGGTTCGCGATGGTGCTCTCCACGATGCAGGCGGCGATGAGGGCGGTGGAGGCCTTCTCCCCGGCGTCCAGGGAGTCGGCCACATCCAGCATCCGCTCCCCCAGCTTGAGCTGGCCAGGGCTGGCCGGCTGGCCCTTCACCGTCAGCTTCGCGTCCCGGTTTAGGCCTCGCTGCTTCTGGACTGCCCTGGAGGTGTCAGTCCGGCCCTGCTTCTTGTTCGCGATGGCCACCTTCTGCTGGGTGTGGAGAGCTGGACAGACGAACTTGAGCCCGCCGAAGTCGCGCACCTCCCTGACCAGGCTGAGGGCGAACTCGGCTCGGGTGACCTTGGCCCGGTTGGCCTTCTTCGGGCTGGTGTGAGTCCTGAGCAGGGCCACCGCCCGATCCTCAAAGGTGAGGGTGAGGTCGTGCTCCTGCTTGGCCACCTGGGCCAGCCGGAAGGGGTAGCGATCCAGGAGCACATCAATGGCGAAGCCGAAGATGCCTGAGCGGAGGAGGGCTCGGTCTGGGTCGTGCACGGTCAGGGTCAGGGAGCTGGCCCCTTCCACGGTGCGCTCCAGGCTGCCGTCAGTGATGGAGCTGGCGATCTGGGTGTCCAGGCCCTTGACCTTGCGGCTGACCACATCCAGCACCAGGGAGCTGAGCCCCACGTCCACTGAGGCTGGCGGGGTGCGGGGGAGCGCGATGGCCACTACTTGAGGCAGGTGTAGAGCGTCACCTGACCGCCTGGGTGATTGATGACCAGCTCGCCGGTCTGGAAGCCTGCTGGGCAGGTCTGGGCTCCTGCTGGGCCTGCTGGGCCTGCTGGGCCGGTGTCACCCTTGGGGCCTGGTGGCCCTGCTGGCCCCTGGGGGCCTGGGCCTCCGGTCGGGATGTTGACCGTCACGGTGGTGGTGGCCTGCTGGGCAGTGCCGAGGGCCTGGGAGGTCAGGAAGCCTGAGCCGGCTGCCAGCCCGAGGGCTCCTGCCATCGTCAGGATGACCAGCCACCGCGCTCTCCTCACTGCTCCTCCCTCCTCATCTCGTAGCCCTCATGGAGGGCCTGCTTGATGTCTGCGATGCGCTGGCGGCAGTCAGCCTCCAGCCGCCTCCTGACCATGCGGATGGTCACGATGGCGCTCAGCACCGCCCCGATGCCTGACAGGAAGGCCCCCACCGCTGCCCAGTCGATGGGCATGGGCTTAGGGGAGCCTGAGGGCCTGGCCTGGTGTGACGTTGGCAGGGTCGCGGAGCCCGTTGAGCTTGGCTATCTCGGGCCACCTGCTGGCATCTCCCAGCTCCCTGGCAGCGATGTCTGACAGGGACTCCCCGCCCCCGAAGGTGGTGGTGGCAGTCCTGGTGTGGCCCTTGAGCCCTGGCTTGGAGGTCTTCTTGGCCTGCACCCGCTTCTGGGCAGCTCCAGGCTTCTTCTTCTGGGCCTTGGCCTTGGCCCTGCGGCGGTTGGCAGCACACTTCTCCTGGAGGTGGACATCCTCCACGTACTCCAGGAGGGCCAGGGTCACCTGCTGCCTGACCCGATCCCCGTTCGCGTTCATCAGGGCATCGCCCCAGGTCAGGGTGTCGATGACCCAGGTGCGGGCCTGGTAGGGGATGGCCTGGCCCCTGCCTTGAATCTTGACCTTCGGGGGCTCGCCGTTGGCCCCTGTCATCAGGCCCATGCGCTCCAGGGCGGTTATCTGAGGCTCCACGCTCGTCCCTGAGGCCCAGCCGTCCAGGAGGATGGGCAGGGTGAGGTGCAGTCCAGGCGGGGCCTTGAAGGTCGTGATGGGCGAGCGCCTGGGGCGCTCCACCTCCTCCCAGCCGCCGTAGCCCTGGGTGATGTCTGGCCTCTCGTCGCTCAGCCTGGCGTTGACCGAGAGGGGTGGGTCAACGGTGTAGACCCTGACCCAGCCGGTGTGGGACTGGAGCGCCACCTCAGCGCCTCGCCAGCTTGTCGGCGGTCACCCTGGCCACTGACTGGGCCAGCACCTTGCGATCCAGGTAGACCGGCACCTCCACCACCAGGTCACCTCCACCTGCGGCTGCCCCAGCCACCGCTGCCTCCGGTGCCGGCAGTGGCAGGACGCTGGCTCCTCTGGGCAGGGTCACCATCTCAGGCCCTCGCTCACCCACCAGGGCAGCTCCACTGCGGTGCACGTAGCCGCCTGAGGCCAGGAGGGGCACGGTCGGCAGCCCGATGGTCTTGCCTCCGAAGTGGACAGGCCCGACCTTGAAGCCAGGCAGCTTGAAGTGCAGGGCGTTCCACCCGCTGATGAGGGTGTTGAGGGCTGACTTGATCGCTCCCACCACTGACTGGAAGACCCCGGCGATGCCGTTGGCCACTGAGGTGGCCTTCGACTTGACTGCATCGAAGACCCCTAGCAGGAAGTCCTTGACCTGCTTCCAGTGGGTGATGACCAGGGCTGCGGCCACCCCGAAGGGGCCGAACAGAGCCCCCACCAGTAGCGGCCAGTTCTGCTTCACCCAGTTGAAGACCACCTGGGCTGCCTGGAGGATGCCCTGGAAGGCAACCTTGGCCATCGCCCAGGCCTCCTTGACCCCATCCCTAAACCATTTGCAGTGCTTCCATAGCTCGTAGATGCCGATGGCCAGGAGGGCGACGGCTGCCACCACCCCCAGGGTGATGCCCACCACTGGAGCTGCCGCAGTCTCAAAGACGGTGGTGGCGATGGTGGCGGCGACCATGGCCACCTGGTAGGCCACGAAGGCTGCGGTCAGGGCTATCACCACGACCTTCATCACGGTGGCGTTCTTGGTCAGGGGAGCCAGGAAGCGGGCCAGGTTGACGAGAATCTTGCCGATGCTGATGAGGACGGGCAGGAGGGCCTGGCCCAGTTGCACCTTCGCACCCTCCCAGGCCGCATGCATCTCCCGCTGCTGCTCTATCAGCTTCTTGGCGTTGTCGAGGCCCTTGCCCCCGATGTAGTTGCCGTACCGCTGCTGGATGCCAAGCTGCTCCTCTATCCCCTTGCGGCCCTTGGCCAGGATGGGCAGGAGGGTGATGCCGGTGCGCCCGAATAGGGTCTGGGCGGCAGTGGATCGCTCAGCCGGGTTGGTCATCTTGGAAAGGGCATCAGCCACGCTGAGGATGACCCCCTTGGTGTTGCCTGAGCGGATCAGGTCGAACGGGACGTGCAGCTTCTCCAGGAGCCCCCTGGCCTTGTCACCAGCCAGGCCCACCCTGGTCATCTGACCCTGGAGCTTGGCCAGAGCTGCCGGGGCCTTCTTCCCGCCCTCGGCCGAGATGGCCTCGTACTGGCGGTGCAGGAGCTTCATCTGGGAAGTCTCCAGGGCGGTGCCAGTCCGTGACTTCTCCATCTGCTTGGAGAGCGTCTTGAGCCCCACCTGGAAGGAGGTGGTGGCGATGCCGCGCTCCTTGAGCACCCCCACCCACTCAGAGGCGGTCTGGGTGTCCAGGTTGGTCTGCCGCTGGATGGCCACGGTTGACTTGGCCAGGGACTCGGTGGCATCCACCGCCGAGTGGATCGCTCGGGAGGCCCCGTAGAGCACCCCCGCGCCGGCTGCCCACTTGGCGATCCCCTTCCAGGCAGTGGAGGCCTTCTTGCCGGTCTGCTCAGCCTCGGTGCCGATCTTGCCCACTGCCTTGGAGGCCTGGTCAGCACCAGACACGAACTGCCTGACCTGCTCCAGCTTGAGCAGGATGGAAACGATGTCGGTGTTAGCCACGGAGTCTGGCCCTCACGAAGGCGTTGGCGATGTGGACGGCCAGCCGCTTCTCCAGCTCGTACTGGAGCCGGTCGGCCTCCTCTGCGATGGCGAGCAGGGTGGCCCGCTCGGTGGAGTCCCTGGTGGTCAGGAAGCGCCAGGCAGGCAGGCCCAGGAGCGCGAGCTGGGCGGCTGCCCTCACCTCCGTCAGGCTTCCCCCAGGGCCTCCTCATCCAGCTCCACCCCGCTGGCAGAGGCCCACTCCATGTAGTCGAAGGCAGCCCTGCCCACCGCTATCTCGGGGCTGGGTGCGAACCCGAACAGGTAGCGCACCACCTCCCTGGTGGGCAGGCTCGGGCTGAGCCCCAGGCTGGCGGCTGCCGGCGAGTGGGCCAGGGAGCCCAGGGTGACTGGCTCCCCGTCCGGGTCGGTCATCACCTCGTAGGGCTCACTGGTGGTGTTGCGGCCCAGGATGGCCAGGCAGGCAGCGATGAGGTAGTCGGCGTTTAGGTTGAAGTCTCGCTCAGGGCTCCTCGACTTGATGACCCGATCAGACAGTTGGGCCTGCTTGGCCCCCGTGATCGTTCCAAGTCTGAGCTGGAGCAGGCCTCCGGTGCCTGGCACGTCCAGGTCTAGGTGGCGGTCAGCCCCCAGGGCCTCCCGGCGCTGCCTGAGGGTGTCCCAGACTGAGTGGGCAGCTCCAGGCAGGTGTCCGTTTCCGTTGCCGGGGGGGATGACCAGGGTGGCCTCCTCCTCCACCTCCTCCACCATCTCCTCCACCAGCTCATCGGGAGGAGCCATCACGCCACCGTGCCAACCGGCGTCATCTCCAGCTCCAGGAGGGCAGCGTCCACTGCCTCGGAGTCCACCTCAGGAGGTGTGACCCGCTTGAGCTTGCCGGTGTAGGTGATGGGTCGCATGCCGCTGACGTTGCCGTTGACATCCAAGGGCTGCTTCTTGACCACCACGGTGGCCTTCCCCACCAGGGGCATGAGCCAGTGGATGATGGCGTGGATGCGCTGGAGGTCGTAGATGACCGACACCACCACGTTGGCCACGTTGACGGAGCCCCCGAGGCTGATGCGGTTGCCCATCCCCCCAGGCTTGTAGGTCATCTCGTCGGAGTCGATGTCACCACCAGTGAGCTTGTCCCAGGTGCCGAGATTCTTGCCCGCCACCGTCACGGTGATGTCGTACTGGTCTTTCCTGGAGCCAGCCATGGCTTCCCTCCTCTCTAGGCGGCGATGGCCTCAGTGGTGGCCACCTTCACGATTTCGATGACCACCCACTCAGCGAACGGGCTCATCCGCACCTGGATGACCGCATGAAGCTCGCCGTTGGCGATGGTCTGGGGGGTGTTGACCGAGGGGCCAACGTTCACATCGAAGGCCTCATCCGGGGTGGCCCCGTAGAGGCTGCCAGCCTCGTAGAGGGGCACCAGCATGGCCCTGAGGTCACCGCCGAAGCTGGCGATGGTCTTGCCTCTGCCGTCGATCTGGGAGAAGACGTAGCCCTCCCCGATGGCCTCGGCCTGGGCGACGATGCCCATGTTCATCCTGGCCCAGCCCAGGGACTCCCAGACTGCATCGGGGCCATCGGGGTCTACGCAGGTGCGCCAGCCGTAAGTCCTGACCCCGCCGTAGATGAGCCTGGCCATATCGCAGCCAGCCTCGTTGAGGTCTTGGTACTCCAGGTCGGTGTAGGTGGCTGCCACATCCAGGGCGAAGGTGCTCTGGCCCAGCTCACCTGCTGCCGGCACGTTGGGGCTCATGGTCGCGTCATTCCTGCCGCACATCCCTGCCACCAGGGCGGCGTAGGGGATGTTGCGGGTGGTGCCTCCTGCCACTCCTGGGCAGACAGCGGTGGGTGCGAACAGGGCTCCGTAGCGGGCGTTGGTGTCGGTGCTGAGGGCAGTGGCCGCAGCCTGGAGGCTGGAGGCATCCCCGTCGGCGGGGCTGAGCAGGGCCACCCGGTTGGCCTCGGCAGCGTGAGCCAGGAGAGCTGACTGATTCGTGGCGACCGGCCCCAGGGCATCATCAGCGATGAAGACCTGGCCAGGCCCCAAGTCCTTAGTCAGCACCAGGAGGGCTGAGGCCAGCCCAGGGTCAACGGCCTGGAGGGCCACCTCGTACTGGCTCTGCTCCTTGGCGGCGGTCTGGGCGGCAGCTCCCACCTTCTGCTTGATGGCGGTGATGTTCTCGGCCTTGGTCTTGCCCTCGGTGTCGATCCCGAGGCCCTGGGCGACTGAGGCCACGTCACCTGCGCTCATGGCTGCCAGCCCCTCATCACTGAGGTCTGGGGTCGGGGAGCTGACCACCTTGAGGGTGCCGGTGTAGTTCGTGGGGGCTACGTAGAGCTTGGCTCCGCCCTCGCGGAAGAAGGCCTCAGCCCCGTCATAGGCATCGCTGCCCCCCTGCCTGTCACCGAAGACCGCCACGTACTCGGTGAGGCTCTGGACGAGCTGGTAGGCAGGCCCCTGGCCAGTCGCACCCAGAAGGAAGCCCACCCCCGTGTCGGTGGGGGCTGACCTGGGCAGAGGCAGGGCTCTGCTGATGACATCGACTCCTGGGCGCATCTGCGCCTCCTCTCAGTCTTCGGGGAGCGGGTCGGGCGGGACGTAGTGCTCCACTGTCTCGGAGTGGGTCTTGACGGTCTGGTACGGGGGCCAGGGCAGGGTGTCGTCCGGGCTGAGGGGCACGTCTGGGGTGTTCGGCCCCATCCCCCAGGAGGCCACGGACTCCACCTCCACGGTGAAGTTGGCCATGCCGGCCCCCAGGCTCCTGATGTCGTCATAGGGGAGCTGGTCGTAGTTCTCGTCCTGCCAGTCCACCCCCAGGGTTCGCTCACCCAGGCTGGGCCTCTGGAGGAGCAGGGTGCGGTGGGCAGCGATGTAGAGCATGGCCAGCCGGTGAGTCTCGGCCTCGGTGCGGGCGCTGACGATGATGGCCAGGCCCATCTGCCAGCGGGCGTTGTAGCTGCCATCCCCGCTCATGGATGGCCTCTCAGCCAGTCCCACCGAGATGAGCAGACCTGCCGGGAGCTGGTCTTCTGGCCACTTGTCCAGGGAGGGGCCAGTCACCCACGACTTCACCCTGGCCAGGTCGTGGCCACTGAGCCCTGACTGGCGCTCCACCTCGGCCAGGTAGGTGGATGACCAGGTGGCCAGCTCCTCCATGCACCACTGCTCCACGTCCAGGCCAGTGACGATCTGGCCGAAGATGCTGGGCTCAGTAGTGCTCACGGCGATCCGTTGCGATGTAGTGGCTCACTGTCTCCTTGATGCCTGCTCGCTGCTTGGTGGTCAGGCCGACCAGCTTGCGCTTGGGCACCCCTGTCCCGGTGTCGTGGTAGAAGGCATAGGGCACCTTGGTGCCGAAGCGAAACTCCCCTGGCTTGGGCTCATCCACCTGGCCGGCAGCTCCAGCCTCGGTGAGCGACTTGTAGAGGGTGTCGGTCAGCCTGAGGGTGGCTGGATTCTGGCCCTCGGCTGACTTCTTGGCCTTGGTGGAGTCGGCCAGGGGTGGCCACTTGGGCCTCTGATTCTCCCCAGCGAAGCGCTGCTTCTCGGACTCCAGGAAGACCCCCCTGATGATGTGGTCGAGAGGCCTGACATCCTCAGCTCGCTTGCCCATGGCCTCCAGGTCACGCTGGGCCTTGATGGCCCCCGTCACCTCGGTGAGGAGCTTTAGACCGGGGCCGGCCATGCCAGCTCCGGGTCAGAGGCGTAGATGAAGGAGTGCGGCAGGCTCGTCCAGGAGCCCACTGGCAGCACCTCCATATCGTAGGAGGGCAGGGCTCCTGCGCCGCCTCCACCACTGACGGCATCCATGAGGGCCTGGAGGTCGTCCAGGTACTCCTCCCGGAGCTGGGTGTAGGCAGAGCGGTCAGTCCTGACCTGCTCGGGGAAGTACGACTTTTCGACCCTGAGGGCTGCCCGGTAGGCGACCAGGCTGGCGAAGGCGGTCTGGGCCTCTGCTGGCCAGGTGGTGGTGTCTCCGAACCTGACCCCGACCAGGGCCATGGCGGCGGTGATGTGCCCCTCCACCTGGTCACCAGTGGGCCTTGTCTCATCATCGAAGGTGCCCACCTCGTTGCCGTTGGAGTCCTTCGTCCTCGCTCTGAGGAGGAGGGCGACATCATCCACGGTGGGCCTGGTGGGGTCTGGTGTGCTCATGGGCTGGGGTCAGGCGGGTAGGGGAAGCCAGGGATGCGGAAGCTGCGGGGGCTCATGGGTATCCAGCCCCCGATGGTGTCCAGCTCGTAGAGCAGGTCGTAGTTGCGCTGCCACCAGTCCTCGGGCCAGGAGGCCGGGGGCCTGGTCTGCTTCTCCCACCAGAGCTGAGGCCGCAGCCCGACCCCCGCCCACCTGGGTGCACTGGTCAGGGCAGGCGAGGGCTCGGGCAGAGGCATCAGGGGCCTCCGATGGCGAAGCTGGCCGGGGCAGACTCAGGCCCGTTCGGTGGCACGTTCACCACCGTGACGGGGATGTCTGGGTCGGCCCCTGGGAACAGGCCAGCACTGATGACGGTGGTGAGGGTGTCATCGGCTGGGTGGCTGGTGCGCTCCTGGACACCCCCGAAGCAGATGACTGCATCAGGGGTGAAGTCGGAGCCCGTGACCGTCAGGAGCACATCCTCAGGAGGCCCCACTGGACAGGAGGCCGGCTGGATGTCAGCGATGACGGGGTTGTAGACCTGGGGGTAGCCCAGTGTCTCCTCCGCATGAGCCCCAGTCGGCGGGTCAGTGTCCTCGGCTGGAGGCAGGGTGACTTCCGCCCAGGTGGAGTGGGTGGAGTCGGTGCTCAGCCCTGGGTCGTAGTCAGCCTCGGACATCAGCTCTCCTTGGACGGGGAGCTGCGGGTGGTCTTGGTGCTGGTCTGCTGCGGCGTGGCCTCAGTGGCCCCCGCACTCGGCTTGCCCAAGGTCTGGATGACCTGGGGGCCTGAGGGCGGATTCTGCTCCTCATGGCTTGCCGCCTCGTAGGTGGAGTCCCTGGCATCGCTTGAGAGCGTCAGGTCAGGGGCCTCCAGCTCAGTGGACTCGTCAGCCATCTGGTGGCCTCCTAGGTCGCGTTGACGATCTTGACGACTGACCTGTTGAGGTCGTGCACCATGAAGCCCAGGCGAGTCTCATAGCGCACTGCCGTCAAGTTCTCCTGGAACAGCTTGCGGTCGGTGGTGCCATCGTTGACCGTGGCCTCGGAGCTAGTGGTCAGGGTCACGTCCTTCCTGACCCGAACGTGCAGGTTGGGCCGGTAGACCACGAAGCCCAGGACATCTCCTGCTGCCGGCGCGGCTGAGGCCACCGTCAGGTTGGTGCTCACCTCAGAGGTCAGGCCATAGAGCGGGTCACGACCAGTGCCAGGCCCGTAGATGGGCAGGGTGGTGTCGAAGCTGGAGCGAGCATCACGGATGGCCTGAGCGAACCCGAAGCCAAGCAGGACGCCCATGTTCCCAGCCCCGCCGTAGCCGTTGGCCTCCAGGATGCCCATGGCTGCCGAGATGGCGAGCTGGAGCCCGTCAG